CTCTCTCTCCATGCCAAACATGAGTCGTCGGGTCCAGCCACAGCCGGAACCCGGCCGCCCTTGCATCCCGGCTGAAATCACGGTCCACATCAACCAGACCGTACCGCACGCCTGCCCGCAGCAGCTCCGCCCGGAACAGCATCGTCCCGCCGATGGTCGTCATCTCCGTAAGCTGCTCATGGAACAGGTCCGCAGCAGTCTCCCTGCTGAACGGTGGAAAGAAATGCCCGTCTCTGCTCAAGGCCCAAGTGTCGTAGAACAGGCCCCCCATCCACGTCAGCGGGCAGACCGCATCCACCTCCCACGCCAGCAGCCGCCGCAGCAGGTCCGGGTCATACACAATATCCACCGGCAGTAGCATCGCATCATCCGACCACGCCAGGTCCACCGCCTCCAACCCGGCGTTGAAGACCGTCGCCAGTGTCCAGAACCGCTCCGGGTCCACCACGCTCCCATACTTCGGCCTCCCCGTGTTGCACGTCACCACCGTCACCGCTCCCTTGCGCCTCTGCCACCGCTCCGCCCACTCCTGCACCAGCCCCTGCGTCCCGTCCACGCTGTCCCCCTCGACGAGCACCAGGCGCAGCTTGTCCGCATCGTAATCCAACTCCGCCAGCCGCCGCACATAGCCCGGCCAGTGCGCCGCCGCATCCCGCAGCGGCGTCACGATCGTCACGTTCATGCGTCCTGCCACTGCGCTGCCCATCGCATCGCCACATAGTCCGCCAACGTCTTCACCTCCATGCCATCCCACGTCGCACACGGCAGCGGCGGATACGTCATCGCCCGGATAAACCGCTCCACATATTCCGCCGGCCAGGTCGGGTCGATCACGCCCCCGTGCGGCGGCCCCGCCCGGTGATATTGGCTCTGTCCACACTGCGGCAGACCTGGAAATCCGCTGTGCGCCAGCATCAGCGCCGCCGGCCACGTCTCCGCCGCCAGCCTGTGCAGCTTCCCGAACAGGCTCGCCTGCGTCTCATCTTCCCCGATCTGGCACGTCGCCTGCATCAAAATGTGACCAGTGTCGATGCCGCTGTCGATCCAGTGCCACGTCACGCCCGTCAGCGCATCCCCGCTCAGGATCGCCCACGGCACGCACGACCGGCCCCGCCGCTTCGGCAGCAGCGCATAGTGGCAGTTGATCGCCGGCGCCCATTCCAACACCGCCGGCGTCAGGATGTCCAGGTAGCCGATGGACACAATCAGCTTCGGCTTCCACGGCCACAGATGCCACTGATTCACCGACGCTTCCGTCCTGGTCACGTCCAACTCGTCCGCCAGCGCCGCCAGCCGCTCGTCCGTCGTAAACACCGCCACCAAGTCACCCGCCTCTCTCATCTGCCGCAGAATCGCCTCCGCCCCTTCCCCCTTCCCGCACAAAAACAGCCTCATCTCAGCACCTCCCACAGTACCGCCGCCGCCCCCGTCACCGCCAGCAGCCACAGCACCATGATCACGGCATTCGCCCACCGCGCCGACCGGCTCCCCAGCGACAGCAGCACAAACACAAGCACCACCGCCGACAGCCACACCCCCACCGTCTGCAAAATCCTCCCCAGATCAATCGTCACCATCTGCCGCCTCCTTGAGCGGTCGCGAGCGTGTCAGGTGTCATGTGTCACGCATCACCTGCCACCTGCCACCTGCTGCCTCACAACTCCCGTAACGTTTCCGAGATAACCTCATGCTCCCGCGTCCGGCTCCGCTCCTCCGAAAAGCCATCCGGGTAGCGGGCCTTCAGCTTCGCCACATTGCCACTCGCCACGCGGCCCAGGTCCAGGCCCAACACATCCGCCAGGACCGCCGCATACCACAGCACGTCGCCAAGCTCCGCCTGCAGGTGCACCTCGTCCAGGCTGTGCCCATGCCGGAAGTGCTTCTTGATGTGCTCCGCCACCTCGCCCGCTTCGCCCATCAACCCCAGCCCCAAATAGGCCAGGTCCCCAGGCCCGCCGTCTACCGGCTGCCAGGTTCGCACCGCCGCCGCCTGAAACTCCGCCAGCGTCATCCCGCCATCATTGTTTGCCATTCGTGTTCCCTCCATTTCGCAATCCGCAATTCGCAATCCGCAATTCCTACGTCTCCGGGTGCAGCCAGTCAACCGGAAGTCTCTCGGCATTTTCGTCCGTCATTTCCGCCAGCGGCGCCTCCTGTCCGGCGAAGCGGCCAATGCCGAGCTGCTTCTCGATGTCCGCCACTTCTGCCAGCAGCACCCGCCGCCGGGCCAGCAGCATCGTCCGCATCACCGCCACAATCTCCGCCGGCAAACGTTGACCCTGGCCGCCGCCCGTCATCGGAAAAGCACCTCACAGCGACAGCCCGCATGCAGCGTCGGCATGGCGATCTCGTCGATCGGCTGCCACCCCTTCGCCGCCTCGGCATGACACAGGTTGCAATTGTGCACTAGAAAGCCGTTGGCGTAGAACTCATGTTCGCCTTCAACCTCAAGATCGTATACTGTCATTGCATTTACGCACAGTCGTTGATATAATCGAGATAATTTCATCAGCGACGGTGCGAAATGACGCAATACAGCTGTGGTTACTGCGGCAAGATTATTGAACGTTCCGGGACGGTCACTTCCCACACTACATTCTGTAACCGAGACTGCTACAACGCTGCTCGCCATGCCAAAGGTAGAGAAATCACCTGTGTGCGATGCGGAAAGACTGTCTATCGAAATGGGACTCGTGTTCGCCGTGGCGAACGATACTGTTCTATCGACTGCTATCAAGCCGTCAGGGCCGAACACAACGTCACCAAAATTTGCCCTAAGTGTGGTAAGACGTTCACCGTGCGATCCTGTTATGCGAATCGTTACACGGTTTGCAGCCGAGAATGCCGCACGGCCGATACGAAATACGTGACTTGCAAGCGATGCGGCAAGGTTTTTCGCGCTGAACCTGATCTCAATCGGCACTACTGCTCGGAAGAGTGCCGGCGTCCTCCGGTCTACGTTGAGTGTGCGACGTGTGGCAAGAGATTTAGACGAGTTCCCAGCGCCACAAGCAAGCAGTTCTGCTGTTTTGCCTGTTATCGACGTTCCAGACCTGAATCTGCGCTCGAGACTGCTGTAAGGAAATCCCTTGTCAACTTGAACATTGCGTTTGAGCAAGAAGTTGGGATTGGCACTTACTGCATTGACTTCCTGCTGCGAGATGCACGCGTGGCGCTTGAAGCTGATGGCATCTACTGGCATCGAGACGCCAATCGGAATCGCCGAAAGGATGCCTACCTTCAGTCCTACGGTTGGCGCGTCATTCGCATTTCCGAGGAAGAAGTGATGAACACTTCCAACCTTGACGAGCTTCTTGCCGAGCGTTTGCACGCTGTAACCACGCTCAATACGACCACAAGCGAGCCAGCCTTGCTCTAGGGTCCAGAAGGGATGGTCACTGGTAGCCGTAACAGACATGCCGTCAGCATCAACGGTCGTCATGGCGCCGGTATAGGTGCGTTGGGAGACTGCTGCCACAGAACAGAAGCCAACACGAGTCAGCACTCTCATACCTGGTTTGAGGAACTGAATAGGGACGGCGCCCTGAGACGTCTCGACCAACGTCCAGGCTGGAAAACACACGCGCTCATCTCCAACCGTCACCAGCTTCGCCTCCTGCGTCCCCGCATTCCGCTCCGCCTCCTGCCGGATCTGCCAGTAGCGGCCAAAAGCCGAGTCTGCATACAGCTTCGCCTGCGCCGCCGCCTGCGCCTCCGTCCGCTCGCCCGCCTCAATCGCCCTGGCAAACTCTCGCAACCGCTCATACTCCAACCGCAGATTGTAGCCGTTGCGGCCCCAGTCCGCCGGCGTCATCTGCGCCCAACCGCCCTTGCCCAGGGCCGCGCTCGCATTGTACGCCTGCCGCACCGTCAACTGCATCGCCTCATAGAACTCCCGGGGCGAAATCTCCCCCCTGGCTGCCAGGCGTCCGAACTCCCGCATCGCCTGCCCAGACTCATCCACCACGCTGCGCAGCAGGTCGGAGATCTCCCGGCGAGGCACCATCCGCCCCGTGCTCACACGCACGTAGTTGTGCAGACGCTCGTCATAAGCGTAGCCAGGCAACCCCACACTGCCACCAGGCCGTCTTGCCGCCAAGGTCAATAGACTCCTGGGCGTTGTCATCGCAGAATCTCTCGCATCGGACCAGAGACTCCTTTCCTGTTCTTTCCCTCTCTGATACGGTTCACATGGTGTCCCGATATTCCTAAACGGCGCCCCATTTCCGCCCCACTGATCTCAGGATGCGCCATGATAAAGGCGACTTGTTCATCGCTGAGTTTCATTCGAGCATCGTTTGTTCGGATTGCACCTGGCGCATCTTTCCAGTACTTTCCAGTTCTAATACAACTGACCTGAGCCGTGGATATACCCAAGATACGAGCTACTTCAACACCACGTATTTCAGAATGTTCCCGAATGAACAAAACCTGCTCTTCGCTGAGTTTGGCATGAGAAAGTGCTTCGCCTTTCAGGAATCGCTGTCTCCCTCTCTGCATCATGTCCCGGTTGTTGTCAGCAGCAGTTCCGACAACAAGGTGATCGGGATTGATGCAAAGACGAACATCGCAGGTATGCCGCACGACCATGTCATCTGGAATCGGGCCTTTGAATCGCTCATACATGATCCTGTGAGCGCCTTGTTTCTTCCCATTACACCAGCACTTGGCATAGCCTCTCTTGGTGGGACGATGACTGGTACAAATCCAACAGCCGTTGGCATCGATCTCGTACTCCAAATCCAAGTGCTTAGGCATTGTTCTGCTCCTTAGTCTGAGCATCAAGCACCCTCGTGAACGTCTGCCAGCCCGGCATCCTGGCCAGCGTCAGCCACCACCACTGCCGGCTGTTCTCGATATCGCCCGGCGTCCCCACCTCCCTCGCATCGTCGGCGATCTCCTGGTCCGTCGGCAGGCGCTGATCCGCCGCTGCCGCCGTCTCCACCACGCGCACCGCATCCGCCGGCGCCATCCCCGCTCGCACCAGCGCCCCGATCACGCGCTCCTGCCGGGCCGCCTCACTCTCCGCCATCCTGCTCCCTCCGCAGAACATCAGCCAGCAGAATCGCCGCCGTCTGCACCTCCCTGGCCACCGCCCCCGCTGTCTTACGCTCGTCCCCCGTCAGCCGCTCGTACACCGGCGTTTGAACGTTCACACGTTCCAACGTTTGAACGTTCAAACGCTCGGCGTCCCCCGCATTCTCTGCATTCTCTGCGTTCCTCTGCGGTTGGCCTTCTCCCTCCGCATTCTCTGCGCTCTTTGCGTTGCTTTGCGGTTGGCTACTCTGCGGTTGATTTCCCTGCGCTGCCGGCCGCAACGCCGCTTCCGGCTGGAAGCCCACCACGTGCGGCACCGCCCCCAGGAACGCCAGCGCATCCTTCACACTGAACCCCGCATCCAACAGGATCTTCATCGCCTCTGCCAGCACCTTGGCGATCTCCGCCTTCTCCGCATCCGTCAGCGCAAACAGACTCTCCCACTGCACCACGTACTCCGCCGCCGGCTGCGGCAGCACGCCCGCCCACACCAGCCGGTCGATGAACGGCCGCAGGATGAACGGCTCCGCATGCTGCTCCCGCCTCGCCTCCATGATCGCCGCCCAGTTCGCCTCATCCTGGCTGCTCGCCAGCTCGCCCCGCTCGCTGCCCAACAGGATGCGCTGGGGAATGCCCGTGGCGCCCGAAATCAGGGCGATGATCGCCTCGAACAGCCCCTTCGGGTCCACCACATCGCTGCCCAGGTCGCTCGGCGTCACCCCCCGTGTCAGCAGGAAACGGCGCAATCCGTGCTCCATCTCCTCCACCTGCGCCAGCATCGCCGTCTCGTCCGCCTCCGACAGCTCATACTCCGGCTTCACGTCCAGCACGAAGCCCTTGCGCATCAGCTTCCACGTCGCCTCGGCGCTGCCTCCGACCACCTTTTCCAGGTCGTTCAGCCGGTTGTACACCATCTCCAGCCGTGGCGTCCCGTACACATCGTCGAAGCTGTCCTCCGCCACGTGGATCACCCGCGTCCAGTGCACCCGCTCCCGCCTCCCCAGGTCGTCCAGCGTGATCTGGTAGATATCCGGCAGCCCGAAGCGAGCACTCGACACGTTCTGGTCAAACGCCTCGATCGTCACATCCCCCTCCGCAAACGGACGCAGATAGAGCACGTCCTGCGCCCCGCTCATGCTCCCCTGCGTGATCGGCTCCACCGGCTTACTCGTCCCGGTGAACCCGATCAGCAGCACGCCAAAGCGCCCGATGCCCCCCATCCGGTCCACGTCGGCCAGGTGCCGCCACACGCCTTTCTTCGTGACCAGCGTCTTCCAGGCCGCCAGGAAGGGCGTATCCTTGTCCTTGTCGCCCTCCATCAGCTTCGCCTGCGACCGCCAGGTGTCCTTCGCCGGGCGGTCCACGATGCGCTTGGCGATGTCCTGCCGCTTGTAGCGGCCCAGGTAATCGTCGAACGAGATCGTCTGCGGATAGCCCAGCGCCTCGTACAGGTCCCGGTCGCCGTCGAACTGCTTGCCCAGGTTCGCCGCCAGCCGTGCCCGTTCCACCATCGCGCTCGCCAGCGCAATCACTTCATTCACCGTGTAGGTCGGTCTCGTCTCCGTCATTCTTCCTCCGCAATTCGCAATTCGCAATCCGCATTTCTACCGCCCCCACGAGCCCGCCCGTGGCGGCTTGTGCGGCAGGCTTGCCGCCGTGCAATAGTTCTCGGCATGGGCATAGTGGTCCGGCCCCGTCTGCACATAGGCCGCCACCGTCACGCCGTTCGGCTGCTGGCGCTCCGTGCGCACCAGCGCCTTCAGATGGTCATAGTAGGTCGTCAAAGCCCGGATATTGCCGGGCAACGTGTTCACGTTTGTCATGAACCGGCTGACCGTCTCGTCGAGCAGCCGGGTGCGGTCGATCTCAATCGTCCGCTCGTCATCATTCCAGCGCACCGGGTCCGCATCTTTCGTCCCCTGCGTGTTCAGCGAGTAATACGCCAGCCACACGCGGCCCCGGGGTTGCGCCTGCTGGAACAGCCGGGCGCTACGCGTCTCCGGCAGCGCATCCACCACGCAGCGGGTCACGCCGAATCGCTCCATCAGCGGCCCCAGGTCATCGAAACCCGCCACCTCCCCCGCCCACCGCTGCGCCCTTTCGCCTGCTTCTTGTCTGTCATCTGAAATCTGACATCTGACGACTACATGCAGCACCCTCCCTACATCCACGCCCATCACGCACGTCTCTTTGCCGTGAGCGCCGTGCGCATACTCCCGCCGGCACGCATCCAGCACCAGGTCATCCAGCCCGCTCCCGTGCGGTTTATAAGGTAATCCCAGGTCCTGGTTGTACGCCTGCGTGCGCTTGTCTGCCGATGTCTCCTGCAGGCGCCGGACCACCTCGATCACGGGCGTCTGCGCCGTCGCCAACTTCGAGAAGTGATACCCCGCCATCTCCCGGCCTGGCTGCGCCTCCACCCACTCGCCCTCTGCCAGGCGGTCAAGCTCGCCGCCGCAGCGCTCGCACGCCGCATGAGCGCCGCCTTCCTCCTGGCCATGCCACGTCACCGGCCTTTCCAGCTCATCCCAGGCCGTCACCACGTGCTGGATGGTCAGCGGCTGCTTGTGGCCGCAGGCCGGGCAGGGCACGAACCACTCCGCCTGCGTGCTCTGCAACCACTTGGCATGGATGCCGAGCCCGGGATAGGTCGGCGTGCTCACAAAGCGCTGTTCTCGCACCGGGCTGTGTCCCAGGCGCATCGTCGCCAGCGCCTCCACGTTCGGCGCCATCTCGTCGAACTCGTCATAGACCACCGCATCCGCCGGCACCGACTTCAGTTGGCTCGCCCGCGTCCGCTCTTTCGCCATGTCGCCCGTCCGCACCTGCGTCCCTCGCATGATCAGGAACCGGTCCCGGATCCGCTTCAGCATCACCTTGTCGGACCCCCTTTTCCCGCCCTCATCACGCCCCGCCACCACCAGCGAAGCCAGGTGCTCGCTCGCTTCCAGCGCCGTGCCGATGCGCATCTGGCTAAAGTCGCTCACATCGCCCACCGTGGGCAGCAGGTAGAGGACGTTCATGTGCCGCACATCGCAGGCGTGCAGGGCATAGCTGATCAGCCATTCCGTCGCCCCGCCCTGGCCCGACTTCATCACCACGATCTCGCGCCGCCGGTCCTCGTAGATCGCCTGCATATAGCGGTGCGCCGCCATGTCGAACGGCACCCCCGGCGCCAGCATCCGCCGCCGCGTCTGCGTCCATTCCCGCAGGGGCAGGCCCAGCGCTGCACTCAGCCCCGGGTGCACCGCCGCTTCCACCGCCGCCGGCCCGACGTCAGCGAGTAAGGATGCCTGTACCTGCTGCGCTAAGCGTTCGAGTAAAGTCGTCCGTGATGGCGCGAAGGGTGCCAGGGTCATCGACATGATTCTTGACCGCCAACGTCAACGCTGCGACCAGCACCATTGCCTGCTCGGAAGTGATCACCTGCTGCATGGCCACCAGGCGCCGCTGCTCCGTTTCCCGCAGCTTGCGTGCCCGTTCCATCCAGGCGCCGATCTCCTCCCAGGTTTCCGACTGCGTTTCGCCGGCTGTGATGATGCGCTCCAGCAAACGCACGTTTTCCACGACCTTCGGCCCGTTCCCCGCCCGAATTGCGCCATCCAGGGCCGCAAACGCCTCTTTTGCCTGTTCCCACAGCGCCGTCCCCGCCCCGGCCTCCAAACCATTCAGAAGGTCGATGATGCGCGCCTCGGCCAGGGCTACGCTTTCCCGCGTCGCCAGCAGCTCGTCGTCCTGCAAAGCCTGCTGGTAGTGGTCGAGCACGCGCGTCGGCAGATACTTGCTGTAT